GCGGAGGATACCTTTATGCCGTCGACGGTGGGAAAAGACCACAAATCTCAGTGAGTCCAATTAAGACTCCAACAATTCTAACGTTAGGAACGACAATATATACCCTTACATTTTAAGTAATAATCATGGCTCAACAGAGTTCAGGTATGACTTCAAGTTTGACCCGTCAAGGTCAATTGAATTCAGCCGGTGACGCTAGAGCACTTTACCTTAAATTGTTCTCAGGAGAGATGTTCAAAGGATTCCAGCACGAGTCAATTGCTCGTAACATGGTAATGAAGAGAACTCTTAAGAATGGAAAATCTCTACAGTTTATCTACACAGGTAGAACAACTGCTGAGTTCCATACCCCTGGAAATTCAATCTTAGGTAACAGCGATGGCGCACCTCCAGTTGCAGAAAAAACAATAACTTGCGACGACTTATTAATATCTAGTGCATTCGTATATGAGCTAGATGAAACACTTGCACACTACGAATTACGTGGTGAAATTTCCAAGAAAATTGGATACGCATTAGCAGAGAAGTATGACAGACTCATCTTCAGAGCTATTGCTAAAGGTGCAAGACAAGCTTCTCCAGTAAGTAAGACTAACTTCAAGGAGCCCGGTGGAACACAGATCAGAGTTGGTGCAACAACTAATGATTCTGATGCTTACAACGCAGGCAACTTAGTTAATGCTTTCTACGACGCAGCAGCAGCACTAGACGAGAAAGGTGTATCTTCTTCAGGAAGATGTGCAGTATTAAACCCTCGTCAATACTATGCACTTATACAGGACATAGGCACAAACGGTCTTATCAACAGAGACGTACAAGGTTCAGCATTACAGTCAGGTAATGGAATCATTGAAATTGCAGGCATCAAGATCTACAAGTCAATGAACATCCCATTCTTAGCTAAGCATGGTGTAGCTTATGGCGGAACTACAGGTGAGACATCTCCTTCAAACTTAGGAGATCATGTCGGTACAGCTCTAGCTGACGGCAGAAAGTCTGTAACAGGACTAAACAACAACTACGGTAACAGCACAGACTTTGCTAAATCTTGTGGATTAATTTTCCAGAAGGAAGCAGCAGGGGTTGTAGAAGCTATTGGACCACAGGTTCAGGTAACTTCAGGCGACGTTAGCGTTGTATATCAAGGTGACGTAATCCTTGGAAGACTAGCTATGGGAGCAGATTTCTTGAACCCAGCAGCAGCCGTTGAACTATACGTTGGAGCATCTGCACCAACAGCGTTCGGTACTTCATACCCAGATAACGGTTAATTTTTATTTTTTATACGGGAGCTTCGGCTCCCTTTTTTTTATGACTACTCAACTAAACACCGATACCGAACTATCCGCAGTGAACTCTATTTTGGGTAGCATTGGTCAATCACCAATCACTTCATTATCAGGTAACGCATTACAGAATCCAGAAGTATCTTTAATACATAACCTACTTATGGAATGCACTAAAGATATACAGAATGAAGGATGGCATTTCAACAGAGAAGAACACATAGCAAGAAGTCCAGATGCAAATGGACACTTTACAATCCCAACTAACTATTTAAGATTTGACGTACACGAAGGTCAAAGCGATAGAAATAAAGACGTAGTTAAAAGGCAAGGAAAATTGTATGACAATGTAGCTCATACAGATGTTTTTACAGGTGAACTGTATTTTGACATTACTTACTTATACGATTTTGAAGATGTACCTTCACCAATACAAAGATACATAATCGCAATGGCAGCAGTTAGATCAGCAACACAAATAGTTTCTAATGCAAATTTAGTACAACTTCTACAACTGCAAGAAGAGCGAGCTAAGGCAACAGCTCTAGATTACGACTGCGATCAAGGAGATCATACCTTTTTTGGATTTCCGCATGAAAGTAATTACAGATCTTATCAACCATTTAAAGCACTTATTAGATAATGGCAAACGTAACACAAACTATTCCAGCGTTAACGGCTGGCATTTCACAACAACCTGACGATAAAAAGATTCCCGGTCAGGTGAAAGATATGGTGAACGCACTACCTGACGTTACACAAGGACTATTAAAAAGACCGGCTGGAAAGTTTGTGGCATCTTTATCTGATGGAACAAAAAATTCAACAGCAGACGGTAGATGGTTTCATTATTATCGTGACGAATCTGAACAATACATAGGACAGATAGCCAAGAATGGTGAACTTAAAATGTGGGATTGTCTCACAGGAGCAGAGAAAACTGTAGTTAATGGAATTGGAAATAACACATATTTAACTCATACTCAAAACGAAGATATACAGACTTTAACTCTTAACGACTTTACTTATATAAATAACAGATCCGTCACTGCTGTGATGGACACTACTACAGAACCAGATAATAATTTTGGTAAAGAAGTTTTTATAGAATTAAAAAAGGTAGCTTATGCAAGTCAGTATTCAGTAAATATTTTTGATACTACTGCCACTCAAACTGTACGAACAGCTACTCGTATTAGGGTTGAGCTAACTAAATCAAGTAATAACTACTGTAATAGTAATGGAGCTATGGTTGCTCGCAGCAGTAGAAATGGACAAAGTACAAGATGTGATGACAGTGCTGGAGATGGTAGAGATGCTTGGGCTCCTAATGTAGGAACTAGAATACTTAATATTAGTGATGGTGTAAGTGACACTGACGAGGGTGCAGTATCTGGAGCCTACACTTATACAATCAGTGTAAAAAGCGCTGCTGGCAGTAATGTAAACAGAGGAACTAATTTATTTTTCCGTATAGTTACAACTGGTCAGTCAGTTCCTTACACAACTGGATCTGGAGAAACACAAGAAACTGTTTATCAAGCTAGATATACAACGACATACGATCTACTACATGGTGGAGAAGGATGGCAGGCAGGAGATAATTTTTATGTATGGATGAAGGATGGACTCTACAAAGTAACTGTAGAAGAAATCAGTGAATCAAAAGCACAAGCAAACCTTGCACTAGCAAGACCAACTCCTACACCTTTTGATAATGAAACAACAGTTACTGGTGAAAGTATTATCGGTTCTATTAGATCAGCAATAGTAGCTGAAGGAAATATACCTGATAGTGATATAACAACTATTGGAAATGGATTACATATAAAAAGAAGTACTGCTTTTAATGCTTCTACTCCAGTGTCAGATCTATTAAATGTATCTGCGGGAAAAGTAAATGATGTAGGAGATTTACCATCACAGTGTAAACATGGAATGGTATTAGAAGTTGTTAATAGTGAAGCAGAAGAAGATAATTATTTCGTTAAATTTTTTGGAAATAATGATTTAGATGGTGAAGGTTCATGGGAAGAATGTGCTAAACCCGGAAGAAAGATCAGACTAAAAAGATCAACAATGCCAGTACTTCTTATAAGAACTGCTGATGGTAATTTTAGATTGACTGAGCTTGATGGATCTACATATACAATTAGTGGAACTCAGTATTCTGCTCCACAATGGGATGACGCTTTAGTTGGTGATGATGTAACTAATCCTGAACCTTCATTTATAGGGAAGAATATAAACAAGATGCTCTTCTTTAGAAATAGGTTTGCGATACTTGCTGACGAAAATATTGTGATGTCTCGTCCCGGAGACTTTACTAATTTCTTTGCTAAATCAGCTATTCAATTTATTGCTAGTGATCCAGTAGATATAGCTGCTAGTTCTGAATACCCTGCAATTTTATATGACGGCATACAAACCAATACAGGTTTAGTCTTATTTTCTAAAAACCAACAATTCATGCTCACTACTGATAGTGACGTGTTCAGTCCAACCACCGCTAAAATCAATGCTCTTTCTACTTACAATTTTAATTATTCAACTAACCCTATCTCTCTTGGTACAACTATCGCATTCTTAGATAATGCTGGAAAATATTCTAGATTCTTTGAAATGGCACAGTTACAAAGGGAAGGAGAACCTGAAGTGATTGAACAAAGTGCTGTAGTTTCTAAGTTATTTGAAAATGATTTAACTCTCATATCTAACTCAAGAGAAAACTCAGTAATATTCTTTAGTGAAGAAGGTAGTAATAAAAATATTCTTTATGGTTACAGGTACTTTAATAATATTAGAGAAAGAAGTTTAGCTTCTTGGTTTAGATGGGAAGTGACAGGTGATATTCAGTATCATTGTATGCAAGATGATTTCTTGTATGTAGTTGTACGTAATAACAATAAAGATCAGCTACTTAAATTTGCTATAAAAATGGATTC